TTAATCTTGCATATAGTGGAGAGAGGTCTTCGTTTGAATTCCACTCAAAAGATACATTTGTATTTGGTGCTACATCAACATAGAACCCGTATACCCAAGCATCGGGTGTGTAGGTATAATTATCTACGCCAAGAATATTGTTCGCCTCTGTGTTGTAATATCCACAGATAATTCCAACAATGTTGAAAACTCCCGGCGAGACAACACTACGAGACCAAAATCCACCCGTGTCGGGATAATACTCCGTAAGAAGCGATACATTGAATACCAATGATGAATAAAGGAACTTGTTGTTGATTGCCCACTCACCATAATCAGATGTCATTAAGTCATTTTCAGTGTATGAAACCGAAGTAACAAATCCATCGTCAAGCAAATTCAATGTTCCCCTCAATGTGAAATCATTGCTCCCATTGATGAACCCCTCTGCGTTGAGTATATCATAGTTGGTTCCAAAACTCAAGCCATAATCATAAAATGTTTGTCTCGGCGCACTCATAAAAACGCTGTTCGCAGTTCGCTCAAGATAATCAAACCCGAATGGATTTACAATCTTACCCAACCTACCATTCATCCCGAACATTTCGAACTTATATGCAAGCTCATCCGCGATGATAGTTCCAGTCGCTTCGTCATACTCTGCAAAGATTTCAACATTGTCTGTGCTATGTAATACTGACAACTCCCGAAGCATAGGATTGATCGAACTATCGTTATTGTCGTTTGTAAAATCAACCCGTGTGTCAATGGACATTGTAAAATCTGTGTGATCATATGCGTTCGCCCCGGAGGCAATCATAATAACCAATAATAGTAAAACCCCAATAATGTTTCTCATTCATTTATCCTTTCGTCATTAATCTTGAAAAGGTCATTGACCAACCATCAAAGCTCTTGACTTGTGCTTGAAGCTTATCCTCAAGGAACATCAATCGGAGCTTTGTTCTATTGAACTTGTGTGGTGGACGTTGTAGCAACTCCCTCACCAAGTCCTTTGTTTGCAAGGATATATCAGCATCTTTCAACTGCATAAGCTTCCAGTTCTCCCTTATGACATCCTCATTGTCTATAAGTAGTTGATGTTTCGCTTTGATTGCAGAGGAAAATCCCTTACCCTTACTTGCTACTATGTATAATGACCTCTTGATTAGGTCATCCGTCGATTCAAAAATTTCTTCTTTGGCCTCAGGAAAAAGCTTTAAAAAGGTTTTAGGACCGATCCCCTTTACCCCATCCAACCCATCACTCTTATCCCCTATGATCGTCTTGTAGTGAATGAAATTCTCTGGAATAAAGCCAAATTTTTCTCTAAATGTAGAGACTGAGGTTAGTTGTTTTGCCATTGGATTGTAGCAAACAACTCTATCCGAAACCAACTGCTTATAGTCGGCATCGGTCGAATAAATGATGCAGTCATAATCCGTAGTGTTGCATATTTCCGCGATGATGTCATCTGCTTCAACATACGGAACACCAATGGATCTAACTGGCAGCACTGAAAGATAGTCATGAATGCGTTTGACTTGGTAGTTGAAACTGTCGCTTTGTTCCCGCTCATTGAGGAAGTCAAAAGCTTTGACAACTCCACGCTTCCATTCCTTACTTCTGTTCGCCTTGTAATCCTTGTTCGACATCTTCCTACGTAATGCCGCATTTGGTCCATCGGACACAATGATAACATCGGTAGGAGTAAACAAATCTATTGCTGACTTCAATCCCCGAAGAAACCCAAAGGTTCCTCCAAAGTGGTCCCCATTCTCATTCGTAATGGGGACCACATTAAAGCATCGGATAACGAGATTGTAAAAGTCAACAAGAAGAACCCTTCTGTTGATGGTCATTTATTGACCCCCTAAAACAATCCACGCTGAAGTAGACGATGACCTTCTTCTACGCTATTGTCCTTCAAGGCATCCTCCACCAATGCTGACATGTCCTGCATTAGCTTGTTTAGACGGAGAGAGTAAATAACATTGTCGTTATACTCAACGACCTTTACGTTTCTGGATGCAATTGTCTTTCCATCCATTCTAAGCGTAATAAGGAAATCGTGTTCTTTGTTTGCCATTATTCTAATCCTTCCTCATCTGGCGAATCGACAATCACCACATCTTCGTCTGCGATGTTTTCTGCCGTAATGATATATGAGTTTGCAAGTGCCGTTTTGAATTCATCCTTAAAGTTTTCATCATTAACAATGATATCATTGAATACACGACGAACAATTTCTACTTCCTCTCCTGTGGATGGATAAACGAAACGGTGCTTTTGTGCCGTAACCTTTTCTAGAACTCCTGAGCGAATACCAGAATCCCACATTGTTTCTGCATCGTCAATCCAAGCTCCGGGCTTATCTCCCCATCGGATAGTATAGTACATAGTTCGCATCGGTGGTGCAACCTTGTTCTTCTTTATTTCGCATTTTACAATTCGTCCAACCAAGTCTCCATTCTTATCCTTGATCTGCTTAAAATGCGATAGTCTTAGTCTAATACTTGCGTGGTAAGGTATTGCCTTCATTTTCCCTTATTCATCTACTTTCGCAGATGCTTGGACTATATCTTCATAAAGTTCTTCTGTAGAGATTTTTTTTAGTTTGTTTCCATAGATGCGAAGAATATTATATCCAGCATCTAAAATACTTTGAGTTTTTTTATTATCATGTTCCCAAATGTCTTTGGCTTTCGTTTTTTTAGCACCAATCACATCATCCTCAGAATACATTTCTGGATTTGCGTGCCAATAGTCACCATCAACTTCAAGAACTAGATTATACTTTGGGAGATAGAAATCGCACCAATATTTTCCAATCTTATCATATTGCGGAATATAATCAATGTTTAATTCCATTAAGAATTTTTCACACAAAGTCTCTATCTTTGTTTGTCTGTTCTTTGAGGGAATAACACATCTTGCTTTCCATTCCTTCAATTTTTCATTGGCAATATCTACCCCAAAATCCTCCACCCATCTCTCATAGTTTGACATTTTCATTCTATCCGTGACTACAGAATTAAAACATTGTGGGAATTTTTCTGGATTTTCATTAACAACCTTTTTCATTGTTAATGAGTGTTTACTTCTTGATGAAGCCCGTTCCCAATATTCATTTATGCTGTTTTTTTGTTTATTTCTAATATCTTCATTAGAATAAACCTTAGAATTAGCAGCAATCATATTCTGTTTATTTTGTTCCGACATTCTCCAATCGTCTAACCAATTGGTTAAACATAATTTTTCGCCGGGATATTTTTCACGATATTCATCCAATGTCATTCCATGTTTTTTCAAGTGGGTGTTTGTTACATTAACAAACTTTTTTCCACATTCTCTACATGTCACTTTATGTTCCGCGCTCATGGTAATTTCTCCTTTAATATTAAATATCGTGATATGGAAAAACTCCACCATATTTTTTAATTAAAGGTTAATTTTACTAGTCTCTGAACCTTGAACTTGTCACCAAGTCCCTTGGCTGCTGATTGCCCAATCCTTCATTTTTTTAACATTCGCACTTGTCGTTGCCAACTATGCTGTAGTAATAAAGGCTCTAAGGGTGTTCCAGCAATTCACGGAATTCGTTCGCAGTTTATACACATACTAAGGGGGCAAGACACATTCCACCCCCCGGTGTTACATTGTTGTCTCCAAAGCTCACACCAATTTTTGTACGCAACTGATTGATGAACACAAGACAAATGTTGTGCTTGCTACAAATTGGAATGTACTTTCTCAACGCCTGAGAAATTAGCCTTGCCGCAAGACCAACTGTAGCATCGCCATAGTTTCCTTCGACTTCTGCGCGGGAACTGGTTGCTGCAACAGAGTCCCAAACAATGGTGATTGGTCTATCTTGTCCTGAAGTCTTAACCATCGAAACTATGCGCTCCATTGCATGAAACACATCCTCTATGGTGTTGCACTGTGAATAGACCAACTTTTCAACATCTACTCCCGACGCTTTCAGCACATCCATAGATGCGGCGTGTTCGGAGTCAATGAGAATTGCCACCCCACCCTTGCGTTGAGTATCGGCAAGAATGTATGATGCGAGTAGAGTCTTACCAGCACCCTCCCCACCAGAAATTTCGGTCAATCTTCCTGTTGGAATGCCACCATCTTTTCGGTTGGACAAAACAAGGTCTAACATGAAAGAACCAGTAGAGATCCAATTCTTAACGTCGGCTGTTGATTGCCATAAGTAAGATGCTGTTGCGTTGGAACTCTTTTTTGCGAAAGACGAATTAAGATCGTCTATAAGTTCATCTTCAAAAGACGAACCTTTTTTCTTTGTCATAAATTATTACTCCATTTTAAGCAAAGGTGAAACGGTATTGCTGACGAATTCAGCTAGGGCAGAAGCATTGACATTTTTCAGTGTGTGTTTCACTTCGAATTTTTCTGAGTCCACCACATTTGCTTTGCTGTCAAACTTTACAATGGCAAAACTGTATGTGAATTCCTCCGTCATATCAATACTTTGTAAATAACCGTTGTGGATTTTTATTGGAGAATTTGATGTCGGTGAATTGTAGGGGACGACAGAACAAAATCCATCATCCCCCACTGATTCAACAAAGACAACAGATCCGTCCATGGGAAATCCAGTCCCCCGAACAATGAAAAGTTTGTCTTCGCTCATTATTAATCATCCTTGAACAAGGCACTCAACTTATCCTCTAACGATCCCGCATTTGAAGATGTGTCGTTGTCAGTTTCCATTTTGTCGGACGAATAGAAACTGTCCTCGGAAGCATCGTCCTCATCAAAGTCTGCCATCTTGGCAACGATTTCCTGAAGCTCTTGATACGACATCGACTTGAACGACTCCCCATCTTCAAGATAATTCGGAATGTTCTCAATCAAGGTCTTCATATCCGCCTTTTTCTGAAGCATTTGCGACTGCGAAGGACTAACGTCCATCTTGGGCTTTGCGTAGTCAGTGTCATTTCCAGCGGCACCCTTGGGGATGGTCCAGACCTTGACATCTCGACCTGTCATCGGGTCCGCAAGATTTCCCCAATCGGGGTCCATGAACTTGCTGATAAGATCCTCGTAAATTGTAGTTCCATAGCCCCACAACTTGATTCCCTCATCCTCCGACCCACGAACTACCACGGGAGAGTAGTATCGTAGCTTGGGGGAAAGGTTCTTGAAGATGCGCCAATTGTCCTTACCACCCATATTGCGAAACTGTTCTGCCAGTTCACAAATGGGACAAGGATCACCATAGGTTTCGCGAGGACAAATCAAAGACCTGTGCCCACCAACATTATAGTGCCAACCAATCTCAAGGAAGGGTTCATTGTTTTCATCATGAGGATAAGGAACCAGTCTCAATGTTGCCTTCTTGCCATCATCGGGAGCCTTGAAAAAAATGTTCTTTCCGCTTCCCCCACCCTTGCGCTCCTGAAGTCGCGCCAATCGCTTTGCCAATCTGCTTGTGTCCATAATGTGTTACTCCTGTCTATTGTGTTTGTTTGATGTTGGGTAGAAACATTTATTACTACCCCTGACTTTGTGTATTATATGTAGTGTGTCTGTGAATGTAAAGCGAAATCTGAAAAAATATTTTAGTGGTTTATCTTCACCATTCTTATGGGTATTATTTTAAGCTTTCCGTTTTTTATAATTAGAAAACTGTTCTCGTAGTCTTCCCAATTTATCCTGTAAGATTTATCGAGTCTCCCCCAATTCTTACTCTTTATGAGTTCATTCATAGCGTTGAGTGAGTAGAGGGTATTTGTTTGCTTCTTTCTGTGGATGCTTATTGTGTTCTCCCATATGGATGTGAATTTTATGTTCGCATATTCAGCGTAGAGATTGTAAGTTAGTATATATTCATTGTTGTCATTCTCATTAATGAAGGTGAATATGCGACCACGTTCTGAAAGTTTGCACATCTTGGATATTTTTTCAAGTGCTATATATAAGTCCCCCCGTTCAACAAAGGATGCGAGTAAAATTGATTTGTTCATTTTGTGTGTTCTTTCAGTGTTGCCACACTGTCGCCAATAGATATTGTTGCCGACAAGTCTATGTCTTTGTTTGAGCCAACTATAATTTTCTTTACTTCATCCAGTTCATCTTTTAACGCTTTCTCCGAAAAATCAAAGTATATGGCATCAAACCTTTGAAACATTATGTTCCAACTATTACTATTTACGCTATTCAGATTGATGATTGTATCAATCATTATCTCCGATCCAACAGACTGTATCAAGTTGTTGAATATACTAGAATTATTTTTAGGATATATTCTCCTACCATATCCATTAATTATATATCCGTTCCGAATAAAGGAATCCTTCTTATCCAAAATAAAAGTGTCAATTTTGGAACGAATTTGAATTATCATTCGCAAATATTTTTCTACTCCCTTTCGTTCCACTCTTTCATAAAGATCCTTCGCACGCCTTTGAACGTCATCATTAGAACCATACAGTATTGCGTTGTTCAAAATCTTACAAACATCCCTTGGCATAGACAGAACATCCGCTGCCCAAGAGTGAATGTCAATTGGAGCATCCTTGAGGTCGAGCAAACATCTAATGATGGAATACTCAAATTGATTATAATCAATGCAAACTATCTTTCCAGATTGGTGTCTGGATGTGAATGAAGAAAGAATGCCGACATTAGATAGGGTTGTTAGTTGTGGTTCACCCTTCTTTGGGTATATTCGATATGTTCTCTTATCTCTACCATACCATTGACAGGTTAAGTATCCGTTCCCTTCCGCAGATAGGCGAAGAAATCTCCACGCCTCTTTGTCTCTGCGATGAGTTAAGACATACGCACGAAGCTTGTCCATATCAACATGAATTGTTGAATTGGACAATATCTTTTCTGCGCGTGCCGTATCTATAAGTCTGTCGTATGTGCGGTCCACTATCATTGCGTTCGTCCAATGATGAATGGTATAATGTTGTGATAATGAGCCAACTTCATATAATATGTGAGAATACTACCCTTTGTCATTGGCAACCTATCCTTCAACTTATCTATGGTTAGAACGTCTCCACTTTTCGCTTGAATGAAATCAATCACAAATAGTGGGATAGAATGAGTCATATCAAAATCAAATTCGTCGGTACTCAAAACGAAACATTCTCCATCAAGCATTTCAATTGCTGTATAGAAAAATTCGTCTGGATCATACCCCGCATAAATCATTGCGTCTTTCTTAAGGGAAGATACGACAACCCTATTGTCCTTCAACATTTCAACAAAGTATATTTCATACTTGCCATTGTGTATCAATGGATATGGACATAGACTACCAATAAATGTCTCTATGTCATAGTCATCAAAAACAGGATCTATCCCATTGTCAATGTAGAAAAGATAATCCTCAACAACACGATCAATATACTTGAATATGTAATCGCTCCTTTTTTCTTCGGAACCAAAACACCAACGCACACCAACCTCAATCTCCCCACCCTCATCCAGTATGGAAAACGTGATGTCGGGATAAAGTCGCTTGGCAAGTTTGTGTGTGTAAATCAACGTAGGTAGAGAACTACCTTTATAATCGGATTCATTGACAACATTGATTAGCTCATTACTGTAAATCTGATCTATGCTGTAATCGTAGTTGTTGTCTGGAACCACTATTGTCATTAGCTTCATTTTTTAGAACCTCTCGTTGGTGTTGTTATGTTACTAACTGCCGCCCCATTTATTCCCATTTATTCTTGAAGTCAATATACTTCATCTCCGTAGTATCTCGCGGCGGGCCCGTCCATGGCTGGTGACACCCTACACACGAAATGGTGTCATCATTCCCCATCACGGTCTTGGGTGTCGGGGTTGGCGCGGGATCGGGGGTTATTGGTATTATTGTTTCCATTAGTTCCAATTCCGTTTCATAAGTGCCGTTGGAAATATTGTGAGACGCAGTTATTACTCTATACCTTCCCGTGAATAGTTCTCCCAATGCGGTGAAATTAACCACATCCCAAGGTCTAATGTGGGGTACACCTATTATCTTCATCTTTACAGTTTTAGCAAGTTTGGTCAAGAAATCATATATCTCAACGTCCTTTGCTGGAACGTCTTTGTTCTCGCCGTCTCCACCATCGGCGTTCGCAACTAAAGCTTCCTCGGATCTAACTGTTGCTATTGTCTTTTTTCCACCCGTTGCGTCTAGTGTCACAGATAATATCACATTTTTCATGCTATGTAAATCGAAATAATCCACTTCCGCTTCTTCGAATTCAACCAATTCTTTTCCACCAAAATATAATGATCCTTCCGTTCCGGCAGTCGTACTTTGGAAAGTATACTCGGAACCATTAGGAGAAACCGACAAGATGCATTCTTCCTCATTTGAAGATGTAGATGGATCTATGCTTGCTGGAATTACCAACTGCTTGATTGATGATGCTTGGTTATTAATAATGCCGGGAGTAAAGGCAAGTATGTATCCATTGTCCTTTAATATTTCATCCAAAAATGAATATAGACTGGTTCCAGCTATGTAATCATAATCTAGTAAATTTTCCCTTACTCTCTCCCAATCATTGGTTCTCTTTTTACTTAATTCCCCCTTTTGGGTGGGAATGTCCTCTCCAACAAATGTAAAATAGAAATCTGACAACTTTGGAATTTCTTTCTTGTCTGCTGTTACAAGAGATGCGTTTAATTGTGTGCTTATGCCAATTTTTCTAATGTCAATGTATTCATCAATAGGAACCATTTTTTTATCACCATCTTCGTCGGTGGTCTGCACTTCGGTCTTTCCGAAACCGTCAGCGAGTTTTTCCGCTATTTTCAAAATCTCCGTCCTATTAGCATTTAGCTCACCCTGATTCAAAAATTCCCCTGTGGATCTTCCTTTTTTTATTTCTTCAATATAAAACTTCCCCCTTAAATCTTTAAGGCGATCAACAAATTTTACATACTGGTCACTGGCCCCCTTAAGGTTGAGTTTTATTTCCTTCGGCCAAGACCAAATCTTATATTTTTCCAGCGATCTAATGCCGTCGTCGGTGGAACCACTATGGTCGATCTGCTCAATGGTCTCAATATAATTCTTCGCTCCCGCCAATACTATATCAATTATAGCAGCAACGGGGGGTCCATTGTATGGGTCGTTTATGGCATCCTTTCCGCCGAAGAATGCCTTAAACCTATTCCAATTTGAACTTTCTCTATATTCTCCCATCACGGCCATTATAATATCAGGACAATGTATTAAATTTATATTTCTCAATATTTGTATAATCCTAGGGGCAAGGTCTATCTTAAGATTAAAGAAACGTTTGGATGTATCGTAATCAAGGGAGAAATCTCTGATCATCATGTTGTGAATAGAAAATGTTGAAAATGTTGAATTCACAATCTTGTCCCCCCAACCATATTCAACGCTCCAATAGTTATCATACCTAAGAAGGTCATATAGTGCCCCGCCGGAATACTGAGCTTCGACTATCATATTATTTGGTAGGGGTATTTCTAATGATACATCGATGAACGAACCGCCGAGATCTATCTTTGCGCTAGAAAGACCTAGAGATTCCTCTGAAAATAGAGTTTGCCCTGTGGGGGAATATTCGTAATCTCCCTTGATTCTATACTTTGGTGTCGCCGGGTCCGGCGTCGTGGTCGAAGGATCGTAAAAATCATCATAAACATTAACTCTACAAATTGGAATTGACACAATCTTACCTCATCGATCCAATGTAATCAAAAAGTGGATATGGAACCCTCAATATTTCTCCGGGTTCTATATCGAACTCCAAAGAATATCCATTTGCTTCAAGTATTACCCAATAGAATTCTGACTTTCCATATATCCTACTGGAAATTAGGTCTAATCTATCTTCTGAGCGATAGGTTATATACATATCACTTTGTTTGGGTTTGCTGTCTATTCTGATTAGAGGAACGTTGTCTTTAGCTTTATTGACCTTGAGTATGTTTTTATATCTCCCCATAATGATATGCCTCCAATTTATTACTGATACTATTGATTAACGTGACCATAGAAATTACTATTCGAAGTCGGAACTTTTTGGTGCATAAACTTAAACCCCAAAGTTAAATTTGCAACCATCGGTGCCAGTTTATCCTCAGAATTCATGTTCCAAATTAGAGGCTCATAGTTTATGGTTATGCTATCTAGAATCGCCAATTGTGATTTATACATTTCTCCGATTGTTATTTTTAAATATGGTCCAGTTACGAACTTATGAACGCCGTCCTCACCCTCGGGATGGTAATAATTTGGTCTAGTACACCCATGAAGATCATTTATTAATTCCCACATTTTTTTGTGAGTTATCACTGGCGGGAGATTTGTTATTTGTGGGTCGGTCACGCCGTCGCGTTTCCACTCCCTAGATGCTGTTATGTCGTAACCCACGGCCTGCGTTGAAACACTACTTACACTTTCGCCGGACGCGCCCGCAAACAAAAAGAACTCAAGATTTAATGCCCGATCTGTTTTTTGGTATACATAGAAATCTTCAGATCGGTTTATAAAGGACATGGAATTCCAACTTGGGGATACTGTCTCGGTTAAAACCCTTATGTATGCCGGAAAATATAATGTTTTGTTGTTTGATATATTCTCTATGCTGAATGGGAATTGTCGTTCGTTTATTTTTTGGGGAACATAAGACTCATTAGAATAGGCAGAGTATTTGTTTGTTATTTTGTCGGTGTCGTCGTCCGGTGGTGTAAGAGACAGGTTGGCGGTCTTTTTCAGGGACTCATCTACATCGGATTTTCTCGATTTTGTCCCAACAGCATCTAATAGAACATCTAATGGAATTGTTGTGCCTGATGTATATTCCTTGGTGTCCCCGAAGTCGTCTGCGGCTGGGCCGCGTGGATCTTTCCATCGATTAGAAAGATACCAATTGTGAATATCAAGACGTTCCTCAGCACTAGATCTATCGTAAATGGATTTTTCCGAACGGCTCTTTCCTAATTCTGCCGCAACCCTTTTTATATGGTAGTCTACACTATCTTCTTCTGATATGTCTATATTGTCGAAAGTGGACAATATGGGTCTTAGTGCGTGAGCTATAATTCTGGCGAAACTATTAGTACTAATATCTGTTGTAAATAAGTTATCCCCAATCTTTTTTTCTATTGGATCGTTGCCGCCGTCGGTTATCACGCCGTTCAACACACCACCATTATACGACCGATTCAATAAGCTTATTTTTGTTGGTATGCCCGGAGGAACATACTTACCAACCCCAAGGGCATCTGCTACATCTATTACTATTCCCTTGCTATACTTATTGCCAACAGCAGATGTTATGTTTGCCACCAATTGGTGTTGCCAATCATCTAACGTTTGTTCTCTGACATTTTTTTCTCGTATATCGTCTACGAACATTTCCCTTGGTAGCCTATTTTTAGGACCAACACCCTTTCCAGAATACCCACGCAAAATAGAATTCTTAACCGATCCCAACACCGCTTGGGCTGGATCTACTTTGAGAGCATTAAGTCCCCCTCCGAATCTCCCCGCAGCGAGACCTATAGCGGCATTGGTTGCTCCCGCCTTCAGGGCCGCGGCCGCGGCGTCGAGTCCCATCTCTGCATAATCGAAATTTCTAGAACTTTCAATATTGAGTTGTCTTAGTCTCTCGTAATCTAACTCAGCCTTGGATATAAGAGAATAGGATTCACTGTAAGATCTAAACAACTCATCTATTTTTTCCAACCCAAGTTTACTAGCTTGCCAATCATATTTGTCCAAGCTAGGGACTTCATCTGGAATTCGCGAAGTCTGACTATCATAGGGGTCTATGGGAGCCTTTTTCCAATATGGAAACCTCGGTGTATTTTCATCATAATTGTCTGCCATTTTTCCCCCTCTATGATCTCTTTATGTTGTATTCATACATCGCTTCGCCAACCTTTCTGGCGTCCATATTTATTGTTTGACTAATAAGTAGTGGTTGACCTAGATCCGCTTCTGCGGAAGCGGCACCCTCTATTTTTATTTTGGACAATCTGTTAAGCTGCCCCTCTATTTTGTCAAATTTTGCATCACTTATCGATATGGAATTTAACCGTCCCATAGCATCTGCCAAAAGATTTATGCCTTCAGCCAAAGTGACTATTGGACCCGAATATTTACTTGCAATCGCTCCCAATGCAACTACGGTACCTAATGCCATAAAAAGTCCAATAGCGGCCAGCGGTCCACCGAGAGCGAACAATGCACCAGCACCGGCCAACAAACCAATACCCCACGCCAATGCTGGCAACGCTTCTGCCAATTCCTTGATAGCACTACCACTTACGGATCCAAACATTTGAAGTGCCCACGCTAGAGGCATGAGGGCAAATCCAAATGCTGCAATCGCAGCAGCACCGCCGAGTAGTAGCCACCCAAAAGCAGAAACGAACACCCCCATCATGAACATCACGCCCATCAAACCAACAAGTGCCAGTGCTGCTTTACCCAACGATTTCCATTCAACGCTATTGAATTGCTGTAGTGCTTTTGCCAGAACCCATATAGCACCAGCAAATACTACGGCAGCGGCGGCAGTTTGCAACATAGAAGATGCGGACGGCATTTTTCCGAAAAAACTGCCAAACCGGCCGGCTCCACCGCCGCCCCCAGCAGGAAGCCCGCCGCCGGCCGGAGAAGCTGCGGCCGCACCGAGACCGAACTTTGATAAAAAGCCCCTTCCAACATTCATCACACCACCGCCACCGGTAAGAGTTTTATATGTCAATATCCCCGCCAGCACATTCAATCCGGCGACGACGCCAGCGAACCCGGCCGTCAACAAAACTAACACATGTTTAAGCCATGGTTCGTTCTTCTTTAAGAAAGAAGTCAATGTCTTGATGACTGGCTCAAGGTTCGAAAGAATACTTACCAATAATTCATTTGTCTGTTCCCTAAGTGTGGCAGCTCTAAGGTTTTGTTCTCTTATGTTTTTTAGTTCTTCTACTGCCGATGATTTTCCACCAGAAGCCTTTGACAGTTGTGCCGCTCTAATTAATTCAGTCTCACTCATCCCAAGTGTTTGTCCCCATCGTTGAGCTTTAAACCTTCCTTCTTGACTTATATTTCCAGTGGCAGACATCATTGATCCAATGTCGGACATTGCTGAAGTCATTAAAGATTCTGTTGCCTGTGCGCTTCCCATACCCGCTGCCATAAGCTGAAGTGGGGATACTGTAGATCCGATTCTGCTTAGATCCACCGCCTCCGTCATTGCTTCCTTAAAGTCTGTGAATTTATCCAGACTCTTTACTATGTTTCCAATATTAACTCCCAATTTGGAGGATGTTGTTAGCATACTAACAAAAGCGTCATTTGCTCCGTCAGCACCCAAATTAAACTTGTGCATGTCATCTTTGATGGATGACATTTGTTCGCCCATCAAAGATGTAACTTGCCCACTGTTTAATAGTCTATTTGCAAATCCCTCGGCATCCTCTGCGGACATCCCGCCAAATCTATTTAGGTTGGACATAAATGCCGCTGCGTCGGCAGATGTCATTGAAAACATTTTTGCTGTATGAGCCACGGCGGAAGTAAGTCCCTTCATATTAAGAGGGTCGTCGTAACTCCTATATAGCTTTGCTAACTCCGAAACAGATTCGCCAAATTTTTCATGTCCAACAATTGCAGCACCACTAGTAAATTCGGACATATACTTTCCAGACAAATCCCCGGCGGCAGATGTGGAATATCCTTCGCCTATAATTTTGTTCATGGTGGAATAAGTGTTTGTGAAAAGTTCTTTCGCAGCTTCACCAAGCGTCTTTCCAGCGAAGAACTTCTGTATGGAGTTTGCAAAATCCTTAAGCTTTTGTGTTGCGTTCTCGGCTGTTATTCCAAATAAAGATAGAGCATAATTTGTATCATCGAGTTTTTCTATTGCTTCTTTGGCCGATTGCTCCTCTTTCGCTAGTTGTTTTTGGTGCTTTGCAAGGTTGGCGTACATTTCATCCGTGGCGTCCATACCGGCGGCGGCTATGTCCTGTTGTGCTTTTTCAATCTTTTTAATAAGCTTGGCTTGTTCATCCATCGCTTCATGGAACTGTTGTGTTAATTCTAATTCCTCAATAGCCCTTTTCCTAACTCGTTCGTTATATTGAGCTAAATCCTTATCCGGAAAAATATCCATAGCTACACTCTCCTTATATGAATAAATAGCTGGAACCAAAAAACTACTTGTATATTTACTTCTGTAATTGAATAACAAACTTTAGGTTTTTCACTAAACAATGGAGGATAATATTATGGCTGATATGCTAAGACCCGTTCCAGTAGATTTGGAACCGAAAAGAAAAAATAGATGGATAATTGAATTTCCTGTTGGAACAGAGATTGCAGAATGGATGGTTCAAACTGCCTCCCGACCAAAAATGACTACGAACTCTGTAGAAATTCCATTCATGAACACCAGCACCTTTATTGCGGGAAGAAGTAAATGGGAAACGATGGATATCAAGTTTATTGATTGTATTGGACCCTCAACAGCACAAAAGGTGATGGATTGGGTTAGAGAGTGTATAGAATTTGCCACTGGTAGAATGGGATATGCAACATCCTATAAGAAACAAGTAATTCTAAAAATGCTTGATCCTGCTGGCCAAGAGGTTGAGAAATGGACCCTTGAGGGAACTTTCATAACTTCCGCAAGCTTTGGCGACTTGGACTACAATTCGGACGACCTTGCCGATATAAGCGTAACCGTTCAATTTGACCGCGCTATTCTCAATTATTAGACCTTTTTACAAACAAACAAGGGTGCCTCCGTATGGTGGCACCCTTTATTTTTTGTGTCGTTAGAAAAGAGTTTAGTCCTCTTTATCCACCTTTTTTGCTGGCTTGGTTTTTGATACCTTCTTTGCCGAGGAAACTTTCTCGACCTCAACAACAGGTTCCTCAACAACAGGTTCCTCAACAACTGGATTCTTCACCACTTTGTTGTCTCCAACCACTTCACCAATGACTTGCTTGGCGGCATTATCCTGTGGTAGACCCTCTTTGCGTCTTTCCCAACAACTCTTTCTAGATGCGTAGATTCCCATTATTTACTCCTTCCTTTATTGGATGCTTTTTCTATTTCTTTGTTTTCCATGTCTATTTGTTTTATTATTCTCTGTATCAACCATCGTCTTTGATATACTGGAAGTCTTTGTGCCTCTGTTATTGTTATTTTCCCGTTCCACATCAATTGGAACAATTCTTCAAAGAGATGTTTCTTATGATCCGGATTCAGGCCAAAAAAAGTTTGCCTGAATAGGTATACCTCCATCCCTTATATCTCCACACGATGGGCATTCTATTTCTTGCTTCATTATAACTCCGGGTTCAAGCCCTTCTACGAGTCGCCTCAAAAATATGCTATCTCCTGCTGGCATGGTGTCCACATACTTGCTGATTGTTGTTGGCGAAGTATCCCCATTGACGGACTTTATTATCGCCTTCAATCTTGAAGTTGTGGTTTCATTCGTGGAACTAGAAGTCAGCTTTTTCTTGGACATCGTTCTCTTTACCAATTCATATTCTTGCTTTGATGTCATTAGGGAATACGTAATTTTATCCTTCCGTATCAGAAGCTCACAATCAAAGGTTCCATCGGGGTTTGGTGGATCAAACTCAAGAGTCCTTATTTCCAAAGTCGATAAATCAAATTCGTGTTCATACGAAGTTCCACACGATTGACAAGTAATGTTAACAGGATATTCTGGACCATACCCCGTTGATCTCAACCAAACCATGATAGTGTTGCGATCCCCCACCAACAATTCCTCTGGATTGATTGTCTTATCCTTGAGAACACTCTTGATGAGAACGTCCAACAGCCGTCCACTCTGAATCAAGTTTGGGCTAGTTAAAATATCTTCTTCCTTTGCTGTGAGGTAATGAACCTCCAATGAATCTCGACCCTCTAGTGTTGTCCCATTATATAGCTTCCCCCTTGATGGAAGTTCAACTACATCAAATGGAGTCTCATATGAGCTTGAAGAACTTTGTGGTCTATTTTCTGGCTTCAGAATATCGTCCATTTTATATAACTCTCTTTCTTTGTTTGGATTCTTTTTAGTGTGGGGGGACCGAAGTCCCCCCTGTGGTTATTACTCTTCAAACACCGCACCCTGCGGTAGAATGTTGAAGTTGATCAGAATTGCTTCTGCCGTCTTTGTTGGCTTGATATAAATCTGTCCAACCATTTGATTGCGGTCGATGATTTCTGGCGTGTTGGTTGTCTCATCCATAATCACTCGGAAGTCAACCAATCCACGCTTAACCTTGACAACATCGAGAACTGGTTGTACGAGCGACTTGAATCTATCCCACGTAGTCGAGTCGTTTTGCTCAAACACAAGGTACTTACTTGCGCCAGCGATAACTTTCTCCACATACAGAAGCATTCTACGAACATTGATACGATCAAGTGCGGTTGTTCTAGTTTGTAGCGTCTTTTGACCCCAAATTGCAATTCCCTGTCCGGGGAACGAAGCAATTGGGTTGATCTTTGATTCGTAAAGCTCATCGCGTTCATCCTGAGTAAGCTTGTACTGCGCTCTAATGACATCGGTCAACAAACCTCTGTTCAATCCAGCGGGAGCAAACCAAGGATACGATACGCTGTCTGTGTATGCCATAGCCTCAAGTGCCTGTGGTGTCGGTGGAATCATCACATCTTCACCATTGTCTGCGTCGTATATCTTGACGTAAGGCCAATAGGTGCAAGCATAGTTTGAGTCTATAGTATCGCCAACTGCCGCAGCAGCGGTAGCACTTTCATGTGTGCTAGGCATATCCCCAACATACAAACAGTCCGCTCTTGTCTCAACCATTTCTCTTGCGTATGTTCCAACACCAGAATCTATCGGTACACCCGGAAGTGCCAACAGGTTGATATCATATTCTTCGGGGTTTGACAAAAGATCGATTGCCTCAGTCCAAATTGAGTAATCAACTCCATCGGAAGCGATAGGATCGCTGTCGCTCAAATACTCTCTGGCTGTATCCCAATACGGCCAACCATCACTACCACCCAAAACCGGAACGATGAACTTTCTGGATGACTTGGTTAAGGCACTATATGCGACGGAGCTACTAGATGTTAATCCTGTCTGATAATATGTAGTCGATGCTCCGGTGTTAATGTGGAATCCCTTGATGTAGCTTGTGCTGCTTTCTGTAAGATCCCACACCGATGAAACATTCTGCATAAGAAGATCTTCATCGATGTTTGAATAATCAACACCCAACCATTGCTTTGTCAATAGTGTTGTGTCTACATAATCAAGAGTCATGGGAAACTCCGGGAATGAACCGCCCGACAAGATGCCCGTGTAGCCATTGGTGAATAAAACGTCTCCACTGAATGGGGCGGGAATTCTGTTGAATCCCATCGGGTATTTTCCTGCGAGTTGGTTTTGACCATTTGCTGCAACTTCAACATAGATATACTTGGAAACTAGTGGATAAGTTGCAAGATCTTCATCTCGCGAATCTCCAATTCTACGAGCAATGTAATTGTCGCTTGTTTTGTCCATCACAACAGATGAGAACTTTTCAAGTATAACGGGTCTTGCGTTTGTATCGTCGTACTCACGAACAACAACATCAAACTTTCCTGTGCTTGGATCAATATTCTCAATGGCAATCTTTATTTCTTTATTTGCCTCAACACCATCGCTTTGTGTGAATATTTGGAACAAAGAAGGTGCTGGATCTGTTGTTGTTTCTATGTTTCCAACAATAACGGGAGTGCTGGCATTCGAATATCCCTCAACGACGTATGGGTCTGTTGCGGATGCCATAGCTGTTGATGTTCCTGTGTAGTTGACTCCTGAAACACCCGAGATAGTATAGCCCACCGCGGCCTCTGTCGGGAAAAAGCTTTGTGTGGCTACACCATACCCATCGGCTGGTAAGGTGGCGGACCCAATATAATCTGATCTCGGAAACAGGCGGGGGGCATATACCGAAGATGTGGAATCCACAAAATTAACACTACCGGTATAATGATCGTCAATCGTTAAATAACAATCACCAGAAGTATCTCCACTAATGCTAAATGTGGTGGTCGCGCTGACAAGGAACGTAGCTATTACTGTTCCACCAGTTTCTACGATTGGAATAATATATCCACCCTCTCGCAAGTTTGAACTTCCCAACACCCTGACAATATATGCCGAGTTTGCGTACTTGAAATAGGACTTGGCTGCATATCCAACCAATTTATTTGGGTCAAGTCCTCCAAATTTTTCTCTGAATTCCCCCATGTCCCTAACCAATGTTGGCTTGAATGCTGGTCCCTTCTTCGTTTCTCCAACTAAAGCGAGGGATGATCCACCAACAGTTGACACATAGAAAGAAAAGTCTCGTTCGCGCACATATACGCCGGGACTTACAAAAGTTTCTGCCATTTTTTTCTCCTAACTGTTATGTCTGATCTTCTGACACACGAACTACCATATTTGAAATGGCAGTTTTTTCTTCAAATTCTTTTTCGTCAATGATATACCCATTGACCTTTATTGAGTATAATGTATGCATAACCCGTTCGTCTTCGATGGAATCAATGTTTGACTCATCGGTAACGGACTCAATTTTCATTGGCATATAATGGTTGTCTATGCTTAAATATGCTTGTAGACTTGCGAAATGCCTTAGTAGGGTCTCATTAATTAAATTAATATCCGATATATAGTGAGTCAACGCTCTTACTTCATACTCCATATCCACCTTGATCGGTTGAGGAACCTTGAATATTTTATACGATGGTCCTGCGTTTGTATAAACTGGCATCTTGTATACTGTGAAATTCTTATTTGGTATTCTCCCCCTCGTCGGGCTGGTGGAAAGCTTTGGTGCTTGCGATCTACGCACGGTTATATATGGAAAAGTTATATTGTGATCGCTTGTCATGTCGGACCAAGATTTCTTAACCTCTGCCCATTTTTCGGGGGTGAGAAAAATAGCCGGAACTGCCTTGGAGTTGATGATGATATCTCGCGTATTAAACCAATCAAAGACAGCCTTATCTATATCCTCAAAGGATATGCTTCGTGGATAGAATGTCTTTTGATTGGAGTATTGATTATACTCTATTTCCCAATCTGTTTTGGGGATAGATGATAGTTGGGTTCCGGGTGGTATTTTCTTCATAATAAACCTACTTAAAATCCTATAATCTTATTTAACCGTTTTCTGTATTTATCTAACCACTGATTAACCTTGGCGCGATCTTTTGAGGAAACTTCGTCCCCATAAGTTTCAGGCCAATACTTGGTATATTCATTTATTGCGTCATACATAATATCTTGGGCTAAAGACTTTAATTCGCCGGTAGACTTATCTTCCGATATAAGAAATAACATTCTTTCTAGTTCATTCATTATTCATTCTCTAATACTGTTGATTTGAATATATCCGGCGAAACTACCTTTGCAAGTATCTCTCTATAATACTCCCTATCGCCAGCAAATTTCCTCTTTATCGAATCCTTATTATAGCCGGGATCATATACCTCGTAGAATTTCCCAGCGTATCCAATAAAATCTCCAACATTGATTTCTATACCGAGTTCGGTCATGTGTTGGAGATATACCCACGCAGACATGTCCCCCTTGGACATTCTACGAACTCCACCTTCCGAATACACGTCTGTATCTTGTATTTGTATTCTGGAAATGACATCAATTGGTTCAAGATATGATTTACTCTTACTCTCACCATAAAAATTAGACTCTGTTGTTTCTGAGTCTATTCTATACAATGTGAAGTGCTGAGTTATTAGTGTTTCCACCAACTCACGACCAAGGTTGTTGAATAAGGTTTCTTCCGCATCCTTAAACCAAGTTGATAGTCCAGAATATGCCATTTTACATTTCCACCCACTGCTTTAGTCTCTTGGCGGCGTTTTCGAATGTTGGAGTCCAATCAACGCTTGGCGAGAACTCATATGTTTCATCCACCTTTCCCTTCATGGCGTCGGTGAACTCTAGTTGCACTTGCCAGTGTTTAATCGCCCCACCGGGAGCAATTAGACTTACCCATCCACTTACACCAATGTCGGATCTAGTGTATCCATCAAACTCAATGAGCCACAATCCATATCCGGCGGTTTGCCAACGCTTGAACGTGACGTACTTCTTTGGTACGAACTTCTTCATTATCTTTTCTAACATTGGCATAGCAACTAGCCCAACACATCCATGAACAGAATTATCTGGTGCTTTTGCTTCCTTTATGATGGGTTTACTTTCAAAAATTGTTTCTCTTAAGATGTCCTTTATCATATTCTTTAGTTCTGATTTTTTCATTGAAGTCTCCCTTGATTGAAAATATTCTACTTTTTATTTTTTTAGGGCATTTATTGCTGCTTTAAATACCTCATTGAAGTTAATCAAGTCCCACCCCTGACCAGAGTCAATTGAAAGTATATTTCCCCTGTGTTTCTTTAGTGTATCGATATACCACGTTCCCGGTGTGCCTTTTACGTTTAGAATTGGCTTACCATTCCTGTACGCAATTACAACATCGTACTTATGACCGTGATTATCCTTTGCCTTCACAGGAAGTTTGATTTCTCGGGCTTCGTTTAATTCTTCTGCAATGCATTCTCTAATTAATAATCGTAGTTCTGATTTTCTCATCACTTATCCCCTCTATTAGCTTTAACACTTCTAACTCTCAAGTTGGAATCGCTATTTGTTCCACCACTACGCAACTTGCGCTTGTGGTCAACATCCTTTCCATCGCCTTTATGAACACGTCCTTCGCGCTCAAACCTTCGTCTGGCATTATTACGCATGGCACGGTTTTTCTTTTGTTCTGGTTTGCTATGATAGTTCTCATACTCTTTCTTGTAGTCGCGCTCTTTTTCCTCGTTGAGTTCATTCATTACCTCTTTGATACATTCCTTTATGAACTCCTTTAATTCGCTACGCTTCATTTTTATCCTCCACCAAATGTATATATTCCCATTGGATTATAAGACAACTGTTTATTTATGTTCTCTGCGTTTGCTGCATCCCCTTCAATCATATTTCCAACATCTACCTTTTCGAGTTCTTCTTTTAAATACTCGAAAAGCTTATCTTTTTCAGACTGAGCTTCTGCAACAAGAGTCTCCCCATCAAGTGTAACCGTTGCGTCTGGTATTGGTAATTCTGAAAACTTACTCCGTATGCGACCAAGTATTTCTTTACATGTTGCCAACGTGTACTTCTTAACCCATCTTTGCGCTGGGGAGTTGAACGCACTATATGGAATCTCATCATATTGAATAGTTCCGGGGTTGTTTATAAACTCACCGCGGCCCTGCTTGGAGTAAAGATTTGTATCGCTGTCCTTCTTATAGAAATACCAAACGTGCGCTTGATTATACTGTTCTTTCGGTGGTGGGTAAATGTAAACAGCATTCTTAGTTTGGGCTGTTGTATCGGGAGCAGATCTGGTTGCATCCGCTGGAGCGGGTCTTATTGCATACTCAAAGTCGCCACGATAAATTCTATGTCTCATTTCTGTTGCGTTTGCCAACTGCAATGTAAAGTGCAATGGGGTAATGTATTGAAATGAATATCCCATGTATCCCCAACCAAACTCATGCTGGACCCAAGCGGGGTTATTGTTCGGGTCGATCAAGTACCTCGCTATTGCTGGCGGGGACTGCCACATGATTTCGTTGATGGTGATGTCGTTTGGGAGATAATAAACCTGCTTGTTCTCGCTCAATGTGAAGTAGTCTTTGTATATGGGGACTTCACCGCCAATGTTCAATTGTTCCGAATAAGCTCTTGCAAAAGACTTGGCAAACTCAAAGTTTTGGGAAACCCATCTCTCTGTGAAATCTTGATCTGTCTGAAGACCGAGGGCATTTGCCATATTACTACGGATTGCCCATTGATTAATAAACTGACTGAATTCCTCTATCGCATTATTGAATGCATACTCATAGTGATTTCCTGACAATTCAATAGAAACTACGGGTGCGCCAAACATCGCTTCAACGTAGGAGCGAATTTGTTGAACCTCTGTATCTGCAAGCGTATAGTCTGCCATAAAGTTCTCCCTTGTTCTTACTTAAATATCACCAATTATTCTATAAAATCATCCCACATTTAGTTAATCAACCAATCATAATTATACAGACAAAAACAAAAAGAATGGGGGAACCTAAGTTCCCCCACACTCGACTACTATGAAGTCAAAATTATATTGCGTTCACAACATGATAACTTGTCGGGAACACAACACGCACTAGACCATAGTACTTGTTGTTTACGACCTTCTTCGCGTAACGGGTCATGATACCCTTACGTGGTGTGAAGTCATCCGGGTCAAGTACCACAGGGGTTAGCTGGAATGGGATGTATGGTGCATACACATATCCAGTATCCATGAAGGTCTTACCCTTATGACCGACCAAGCATACCCACTCTGGTAGGTACGGATCCTTGTAAACGACATAACGACTTCCAAGAGTACCGATCTGCTCGATACCCATGTTGAACTGGAAATCGTCGTCACGGTTGATGGCATGGAATTTTTCAACATCCTCAAGTACGGAACCAACTTCAGTGGAGCAAACAATCCAGTTTGCGCCACCACGTAGCATTGCCTTGTGGATCATAGCAGACACCTTGTTGATCTGAGTCATCAAGGTCTGGTTCCATTCCTTCTGAGTGACATAGCCACTTGCCGGGTCTGCCGCAACAGTCGTTCCGTCAACTCTTATCACCGACGCACTCTTATCATAACTCCATGAAGTCTGGAAAGGTGCTACGCGGATCAAGTCGCGGATGATCTCACGGTCGATCTCAGCAGCAAGCTCTTCCGAAAGCAAAGCAGTCAACTCTGCTTCGGCGTCGATGCTATGGTATGCTGCCAAATCCTGTGAGAGTTCTGGCGTCCAGTGTGCCTTCATCTTACGGGTTGTGGTTGATACAGTTGTCGAAGTTACGATCAACTTGACTTCCGTCATTTCGCTGGATGCCTCTAGATCCTTGTAAGTCTCATACTGGCAGCTTGCGCCAGCGATTGCCACTTCATGACCTGCGTCAACATGACCCGTACCGCTAGTTGGAAGTATGACTGCGATCTGATTGCTCTCAAATAGATCCTCTGTCCACGTTTGCGGTGCCAGCGCGAAATCAGTTGCCGCCGACCAAGCATCGGTCCCGTTGCTGGCAGAGTAAGCGATTATTCTAAGTGATGCAAGGCTGGCCTCTCCGCCACTATACGGGAGTACCACCGCAGTTGATCCACCCGAGACTCCACTAACTGTGACAGTGGTGGTTGTTGCACTACCGAATGAATAATCATGTCCGGCGTTGTCATAGTGAGCATCATAGACGCTGCTATATGAGTTTCCAACTCTGCTTGCGCTAGTATCAATCTGATTGTCCAGATAGAACAATAGACCGGATGGTAGGTTCAATGGTTGAACCGAAACGATTTCGTTTGCCAATAGTCTGCTGAATACACGGCGGACCATTGGGAATACGATGATATCAAATCCAGCAACGTTGCTGGTACTGTTGTCTGCTTCTGAAAGTAGGCTCCCTGCCTGATTCTCCAACAACTGCGCGATGTTCTTACGATTTTCGCCCGACAAACCCTCCAAAAGACCTGTCTTGCTCCAACGCGATTCAACTAGTTGACGCTGTTCCTGTAGAGCCTTAACCTGAATGTTGCCTACTTGACCACTGTTTAAAAGTTGTCCCATAGTAATACTCTCCTTTTTATCCTAACTTGTCCATGATGCTACGCATACGCGCAACGTCTGTGGACTCATAAATGTTTTCTGTCTTTGCCTTTTTGGCAGTCCTGTTTTCCTTAATCATGTTGCTGAAATCATCCAATGGGTTTCTGTTTCTTGTCTCAATGACAATGTTCTTATATGCTCGCTTAACCTCATCGACTGACTCGCAAATATCTAACCGCTCCGCAATACTTTCCTTTTCTCCGTTGCTAAACGCACCCGACATATATAGCTTGTTAAGGTGTGCCAACTTTGCGTTGAAAAGGTGAGTCTCTTGGAGTTGTTCGCCCAAGGCATTCAAAGCATTTGAAAGCTTTTCGTTTTCTTCCTCTAATTCACCAAGACGGGTCTTGAGATATTCCGCCGGAGTTACCTTCTGGAATTCTCCCTCTTTACGCATATAGAGTCCTTCCTCAAACTCATCCTCATCGTCAAGGTCCATGTTATCTAGTGGGTCTCCCTCTAGGCTTTCTTCATCCTCAAAGTCATCTTCCTCAATGTCGAGATCAATTTCTTCATCATCGTCATCTTCTAGACCTGAATCGTCTGAAAGCTCTAGATCGTCTTCCTCGGGTTCAAACTCATCTTCATCATTTTCCCCGAGTTCGTCTTCGGACTCATCATCACCGAAGTCATCTTTCACATCGATATCAATATCATTTTCGTCATCCGAGAATTCCATATCCTCATCTTCGTCGTCGAAAAGATCGTCTGGAATTTCGAAATCTTCCTCTGATTCCTCATCTTCAGCCTCTTTAACAACCTTTGCAGCAGGAACATTATTCAGACCATTCTTGCCACCCTTTTCGGGGTCTGCGGCTGAATATCCTGCGGAACCTTCATCCTCCCAACCTCCGTCTCCGACGTTTTTGGTTGATGGAGTTCCTTTCTGGCTTTCTCTACTTGTTGATTGGGAAAGTCCTGCGGAACCTTCGTCTTCCCATCCACCCTTACCAACCTTCTTAACTGCTGGCTTGTTTGGTAGTCCCGCTTGTCCCTTTTCGGGTGTGGCATCGCCACTAACATCGTCGTATTGACCTTCACCAAGAGCTTCCTCACCAAAAGCTTCCTCATCATCATCGATGGCGGGGTCTGTTCCTCTGCGGCCGGGGTCTGGCTCTTTGCCCATGTCGTGTTCGTTTCCTTCCTCAAGTTCCTCATCTTCAAATTCGTCATCCATTTCCATATCATCAACTTCGTTAAGGACGCCCTTGAAGAAGTCCACAAAATTCGGCTGGAATGACTCAATGACCATATTTGTAGCATTTTGGATCGAAGCACGCTCTAGTTCTTTTGCCTCAATCAATGCTTCCTCAATAAGTTTCTTCTTTCCCATTATTTGTTTCTCCTATCTAAAGTAAGAATCTTTCAATATCCCATGAAGGATATTGCGTAGGTTATTGAATCTATCAATTTCTCTAGTTAAACCTTCTACTAAATATGCTCCGGGGGTAGAAGGTGATGAAACCGCGTCAAAGGCGATCAATTCGAAATCGTCTTGAACAATATTGCTTCCGTCTTCCTGTTGTAGGGAGCCAATTCCTCTTGAGCTTATTCCTATCTTTACTCCCTGTTCAACAATATCCCTCAAAATTCTACCCGGAGGCGTATTGAGTATTTCAAGGGTTCCTCTAACTTCATCTTCATTTACATATATGTCAGTTATGATATGCGATACATTTTTTAATTCAACAACAGGACTGTCCGGATGGTCCAATTCTCCCAACGCTCTGCGTTCATCAACCATTGTCTTATATTTACCGACCTCGCGAAACAAAACTTCACGGGGGTAAATTCTACCATTAGCATTTTTGGTGTTTGCTTTTTGTAGAAGCTTGTCCTGTATAATAAGAGGTTTGCTCGGGTTTTCTTGCGATTCCCGTATCAAGTCCTTATCTAATTCAAGCTCATACCATTCAGTTATGACGCATTTTTTCATCTAATCAATCCTTACATTGCATTATTTCATCAATTCTTTTACTGCTTTATATTCTTGTGGCGAAAGGAGCTTCTTAATTATTGTATCAAACGCTTGTGGATCCTTGTTCATGTTTTTTAGTGCTGCCATAGCTTTGCTGTTTCCCTCAATCTTTGCAAACGCTTTGGCAGCATCCATTGCCTGCTTCACGTCCCCCAAGCCGCCTTCTTTAATCGTACCCATTTCTTCTTTAATACACTCTTTGATAATTGCCTTTAGTTCTGATTTTTTCATCAAATTAACCCCTTCTGGCTCTTATTCTATTCTTCAATGATTCAACATCCTGTTTGTGGAGCTTTCCTTGTTTTGTTATTCTCTTGGTGTTAAACCAATTCAAACTATCTCCACTACCCGAACCTTGATTATTCGCCCGACCAAAATGTGCCTTGGATGCTGCTGCCCACATATCATCCAATTTTCCTTGGTTTGTATATTTCTGAATTAGCTTGTCTAGTTCCACTATTTCAGAATTACTTAAATCTGCCCCCGGATCGGTTAGTTCAATGAATCTCTTCATCTCTGGTCCCCCACCCTTAAACTCTAATATCATTTCTTCTTTAATACACTCTTTGATAATTGCCTTTAGTTCTGATTTTTTCATAATTGCTGTTCGCCCCCTACCATTTTAATTTTTTACCATCAAAATGGGTCCACATTGGATCGAGTCCTTTTCCATATTTTTTAACTAATTTTTCATATGCCTTATGATTATCTTCTGCTTCAATTTCTACAACTTTATTTCCTTTATTTAATAATACATATTTAAATTTGTGAAGACTTCCATCTCCACCCGCATCAAATAATCCTTCAAGAATGCACTCTTTGATAATTGCCCTTAGTTCTGATTTTTTCATTGTTTACTTTCCACCCTTCTTTAGCGAAAAATCCATTGTAGATTTTGCTGGGGAAAAAACATCTTCCATCAACATCTTGTTTGCTGCACTCTCCAAGTGTTTTACGAAATCTCTGAATGGAATATTGTTTATCTTTCCGGAGGATGGCGTCGGTGCTGGCTCATCATTCATATCAATGGTGTTCAATGTGTCTATATTTATCTCAATTTCTATGAACTGCCTTTTTCCGGGCGCAACCCCCTGTAAAGCAAAGTCATAGGTAAATATGACGCTGGATGTGTC